AAAAAAATGTCATCAAATCAAATAGATAATCGCAATTTTTTATCGCCTACAGGGTTTAAGTTTTCTTTAAATAGAAGTCCCAAAGTAGCATTTTTTTGCAATCAAGCAAATATACCAGATATTAATTTGGGTATTGCCGTTCAACCATCATACTTAAAAGATATTGACCAACCAGGAGATAAAATAATTTTTGGCGATTTGAATTTGAGATTTTTAGTTGATGAAAATCTTGAAAATTATATGGAATTGCAAAATTGGATTCGTGGTCTTGGATATCCAGAAAGTTTAGAAGAAATTTATAATTTACAAAATAATGGATTTATAAATGCAAGATACACTCAACGTGGAATGGACATTTATTCTGATGGTACTTTGCAAATTTTAAGTAGCAATTTAGTACCACATTTTAAAGTTGTATTTAAAGACTTATTTCCATATTCACTATCAACAATTATTTTTGATGCTACAGATACTGATATACAATACTTTACGGCAGATATAAGTTTCAAGTATACTATTTACAATATAACAGATTTAAGTGGAAATCCTTTATGAGTTTTGATATTGAAATGATTCAAAAAATGTGGGAAGAAGATTCTAAAATTGATCCAGATAATCTTCATACAGAATCTTTAAAAATCCCATCATTACATGCAAAATATTTTGATCTTTATAATAATATAATTCTATTAAGAAAAAGAGCAGAGCAACAAAAAAGAAATATTCGTCACGAAAGATACGAATACTATTCTGGCAAATCCGATCCAGAAATTTATGTAGATAATCCCTTTCCCAAAAAAATAAGAGATAAAGATACTTTACAAAAGTATCTTGATGCTGATGAAAAATTATCACAAATTTCTTTAAAAATTGACTACTATGAAACTATGCTAAATTACTTAGAGAGCATTCTTAAAGTAATACAAAATCGTACTTATCAAATTAAAAATGCAATTGAATTTATAAGATTCCAGGCAGGATATGGTTGACACTACACATCTGGTTATTAGCAAGTCAAACGAAGTTTATTTAAAAATACAAACAGAACCTCATATTGAATATGAACTCAGAGATCATTTCAAATTTGAAGTTCCTAATGCAAAATTTATGCCTCAATATAGAGGTAGAAATTGGAATGGAGAAATACATTTATTTGATACAAGAACTAAACAAATCTATGTTGGTCTTTTAGATAAAGTTATAGATTTTTGTAAACAATATGGATATACTTATAAATTTGAAAATAATAAATTTTATGGATTACCTTTTGAAATCAATGAGTTAATTTCTCTTGAAGGTGTAAAAGACTACATGAAGTCTATTTGTGTACATGAACCTCGCCAATATCAAATAGAAGGAGTATACGGCGCATTAAAGAACAATAGGAAGTTATTGATAAGTCCTACTGCATCAGGAAAAAGTCTGATGATTTATTCTTTAGTGCGTTATTATGTTGATAAGAATCAAAAAATTCTTTTAGTCGTTCCAACAACCAGTCTTGTAGAGCAAATGTATAAAGATTTTCAGGATTATGGTTGGAATGCTGAATCATATTGTCATAAAATTTATTCAGGTAGAGAAAAAACAAACGAATCACCAGTTACAATTACAACTTGGCAATCCATTTATAAATTAGAGCGTTCATTTTTTGAAGACTATAATGTAATTATAGGTGATGAAGCTCATTTATTCAAGAGCAAATCTTTAATTAATATTATGAATAATCTTCATCATGCAAAATATAGATTTGGATTCACTGGAACATTAGATGGAACTCAAACTCATAAATGGGTTCTTGAAGGATTATTTGGACCTTCATACAAAGTAACCAAAACTGCTGAATTGATGGAACAAGGTCATCTTTCGCAGTTAGATATTCAATGTATTGTTCTTAAACATTCTCCACAAAAATTTGAAACTTATGAAGATGAAATACAATTTTTAATTTCTCACGAAAAAAGAAATAAATTTATTACAAATCTTACTTTAGATTTGAAAGGAAATACACTTGTTCTTTTTTCAAGAGTAGAAGCGCATGGTAAGATATTATACGAAATGATAAATAGTAATAAGCGAAATGATCGTAAAGTCTTTTTTATTCACGGTGGAGTGGATACTGAAGAAAGAGAATTAGTCAGAGAAATTACTGAAAAGGAAATTAACGCTATTATTGTTGCTTCTTACGGTACTTTCTCCACTGGAATCAATATCAAAAATTTACATAATGTTATCTTTGCTTCTCCAAGTAAATCAAGAGTCAGAAATCTTCAATCAATTGGAAGAGTACTGAGAAAAGGTAAAAATAAAACAAAAGCAGTTCTTTATGATATTGCAGATGATTGTACTCATAATTCAAGAAAAAATTATACACTAAATCATTTGATAGAACGAATTAAAATTTATAATGAAGAAAAATTTAATTACGAAATAACCACTATTCAATTAAAAAAATGATAGAAGAAGATTTTTATGCAACTTTAAAATTAAAATCAGGAGAGGAAATCTTCTGTAGAGTGGCAGCTTCTGAAGAAGAAGACAGAACTTTATTGATAGTTACTCATCCAATTACTGTATCTGAATATAAAAATAAGATAGGTCAATTTGGTTATAAAGTAGAGCCTTGGTTAAAAACTACCACAGAAGATATGTTTATTATTAATTTGAATGATATTATCACAATGACAGAATCTTCTGATATTGAAATGATAATGATGTATCAGTCTTATGTGAGACAGTGTGATAAGTTAAAATCAAATGAATCCAAATTAAATAGAAAAATGGGATATATTTCCAATATTGGTGATGCCAAGAAGAGCTTAGAGAAGCTCTATAAAAATAACTAATACATTTCTTTCAACCCTCACAAAGGTTATTGTATCAATTTTCAATACACTTGTCAACTACGACTAAAAATATTATAATGTCTAGATACTAAAGTAAATTAAGTTAATGATTACAACAACAGTTATGACCAAAAGAAAGAGGTCAGAGCATTATGTTAATAATAAAGATTTTTTGGATGCACTTATTAAGTACAAAAAAGAAGTTGAAAATGCAGAATCTGGCAACAATCCAAAACCAAGAATTACAAACTATCTTGGTGAATGTTTTTTAAAGATTGCTACACATTTATCCTTTAAACCAAATTTTGTAAATTATATGTTTAAGGATGATATGATTTGTGATGGTATAGAAAATTGTGTACAATATATTGACAGATTTGATGTAGAACGTACAAATCCATTTGCTTATTTTACTCAAATTGTTTACTATGCTTTTTTAAGAAGAATTCAAAAAGAAAAAAAACAATTAGAAATTAAGAATAAGATTCTTGAAAAGACTGGATTTGATAATGTATTTGTGGATAATAATCTTATTGATGGTGAAAATTATTCAGATTATAATAGTATTAAAGATGCTGTTTATTCTAAATTTAGATATTGATCAAATACATTTTCTAAAAATCCATAAAGGAAACGTAAAATTATGAAAGTGGCTATTTTAACAGACAGTCATTGGGGAGCAAGAAAAGGTTCTAAACTTTTTCATGATTATTTTGAAATGTTTTATAATGATATTTTTTTCCCAACATTAGAAAAAGAAGGGATTACTACCGTATTGCATCTTGGGGATGCTTTTGATAGTCGCAAATCAATAGATTATCAAAGTCTAGAATGGACAAAACGGGTTGTATTAGATCCTCTCTCGTCTTGTGATGTTCATATGATTATTGGTAATCACGATGCATATTATAAAAATACTAATAATGTGAATTCACCAAATCTTTTACTTCAAAATTATTCAAATATTAAGACTTATAGTGATCCGGAAGTTGTTAAGATTGGAAATCTAAATATTCTTTTTATTCCTTGGATATGCGCTGATAATGAAGAAAAAACTTTACGTCTGATTAAAAATAATAGTTGTAAAATTGCGATGGGTCATTTGGAGTTGAATGGATTTGAAGCATATAGGGGACATATTATGGATGATGGTATGGACTCTATAGTTTTTAGTGGATTCAAAAAAGTATTCTCTGGGCATTATCATACCCGTTCAGATAATGGAACAGTATATTATTTGGGAAATCCATATGAAATGTTTTGGAATGATTTAAATGATACTCGTGGATTTCATATTTTTGATACTGAAACCTTAGAACATATTCCAGTCAATAATCCATATAGAATGTATTATGTAATTTATTATGAGGATTTAGATTATAAGACATTTGATACAGCAGAATATGAAGGAAAAATTGTTAAAGTAATTGTTCGTAAAAAAACAAATACTGAAAGATTTGAAAAATTTATTGATAAACTTTATAGTTCAAATATATCAGAACTTAAAATAGTTGAAAATTTTCAGGTTGAAGAAAATGTAGAATTTGAAATAACAGAATCTGAAGATACACTTTCAATTTTGAATAGATATGTTGAAGAAGCAGAAATAGAACTTGACAAATCTTTGGTTAAAACTATGATTCAATCAATATATCAAGAAGCTTGTGAGATGATGTAATGTTTATACTTACAATTAATGGAAGGGAAACTGAAGGGGCATATTCTGTACTTGATGATGAAGGAGATAAAATTTTATATCTCTTTCAAGAAGAAGATGATGCAGTTAGATATGCCCTTTTAATGGAAGAGGATGGATATCCTGAAATGCATGTAATTGAAATAGAAGATGAAGTAATGATAAAAACTTGTGAGACTCACGATTATCGTTATACGATTATTACACCCGATGATATTGTAATACCACCTAAAGATTATGATTTTATTCCGTAAAATTTCTTGGAAAAATTTTCTGTCAACCGGTAATCAATTGACAGAAATAGATTTTACTAAAAATTCAACTAACTTAATTATTGGTAATAATGGAGCAGGTAAAAGTACTGTTTTAGATGCTCTTACCTTTGCTTTATTTGGAAAACCATTTCGTAAAATTAATAAATCACAACTTGTTAATACAGTCAATGAAAAGGATTGTGTTGTTCAAGTTGAATTTTCAATTTCCAATATTGATTGGAAAGTTGTACGTGGAATTAAACCAAATACATTTCAAATTTATAATAACGGAAAACTTTTAGATCAAACATCTGCTACAATTGATCAACAAAAGTGGTTTGAACAAACTGTAATTAAAATGAATTATAAATCTTTTACTCAGATTGTAATTCTTGGTAGTAGTACTTTTGTTCCTTTTATGCAACTTTCTACTGCTCATCGCAGAGAAGTTATTGAAGATTTGTTGGATATTAAAATCTTTTCTTCTATGAATGTTGTTATTAAAGATAAGATTCGTGAGATTAAAGATGATATCAGAACATTAGAACTTAAAAAGGAATCTATTAAAGATAAAGTTCAAATGCAAAGGGGATTTATTGATGAATTGGAACAAAGAGGAAAGGAAAATATAAAGCAAAAAGAAAATAAAATAAAAGAACTTTCTTCATTAGAAGAAAATTTAAAACTTGATATAAAAAAAATATTAATTGAAGTTGATATTTTAAACAAAGAACTTGAAAATTTTTCTGGTTCATCAGATAAACTTAAAAAACTTGTTGGATTAAAAGGAAAGGTTCAGCAAAAAGTATCTTCAATTACTGAACAACATAAATTTTTTACTGAAAATACTGTTTGTCCTACCTGTAAGCAAGAAATTCTAGAAGAATTTCGTTTGGATAAAATAAACGATGCCCAATCAAATGCTAAAGAACTTCAAAGAGGATATCAAGAACTTGAAAAAGCAATTGGGGATGAAGAAAATAGAGAAAATGAGTTTATTAAATTGTCAAAGGATATTACTTCATTAAATCATAAGATTTCTCAAAATAATCTTTCTATCTCTGGATATGATAAACAAATTAAAGATTTGCAGTTTGAAATAAATGCTATTGCAGAAAAAATAGAAAATCAAAATATTGAACACGAAAAGTTAGATGAATATGAAAAATTACTTCAAGAAACTTTTGAAAATCTTTCAAAGAAAAAAGATGAGATTGGGTATTATAATTTCTCATACAATCTTCTGAAAGATGGTGGAGTCAAATCCAAAATCATTATGAAATATCTACCGTTGATTAATCAGCAGGTAAATCGTTATCTTCAGATGATGGACTTCTATATTAACTTCACTCTTGATGAAGAATTTAATGAAACTGTTCAGTCACCAATTCATGAAGATTTTTCTTATGCTTCATTTAGTGAAGGAGAAAAGATGAGAATTGATTTAGCTCTTCTTTTTACTTGGCGTGAAGTTGCAAGATTTAAAAATTCTGTAAATACAAATTTACTAATATTGGATGAAGTTTTTGATAGTTCTCTTGATGGTTTTGGAACAGAAGAATTTTTAAAAATTATTCGTTTTGTAATTAAAGATGCTAATATATTTGTAATATCACATAAATCTGAATTGTTTGATAAATTTGAGAGCGTAATTAAATTTGAAAAAATTAAGGGATTTAGTCGTATTGGTACTTGACTTTGCAATTCTCAGATGCTATTATCTAAGGTGTTGTATATAAAAAGTTATGTCTAAAATTCCTGAAAAGAAAAATAATGTCACTTACATTGGATCTAATTTACCTGGTGGAATGGGTGATGACCATATTTCGTTTAATACGAATAACTATTGGGAGGATGATGGATTCAGTTTGACTGGAAATCCATATGCTTCTCCAGATGTTTTCAATCTGGGAGGACCTGCTGCCGCAGTAACATTTGGAAATAATCATAGTACAACTTTTAGTTCTCAGTCATTTAATTTAAATAAAACTCCACAGAATATTAATCTGACTACTTCACAAAAATCAAGTCAAGAGCAATTTTGGAAGTTTGGTGAAGGCGAAACTTTAAAGGCAGTGAATGATTATATTGTCAGTACATATCATTCACATTATGCATCTGAAAAGTCTAAGGTTCAGGTTCTGGATATGATTGATGCAATTGGTGATGGTGTTCCTTTCTGTCGTGATAATCTCATCAAGTATTCATCTCGTTTCGGTAAGAAAGATGGAATGTCCCGTCTTGACGCACTGAAGATTATCCATTACGGTGTTCTTCTGTATCACTTTGCCGGATTTAATAATGAAACTGCGAAATCAAACTATGAAACTTTCTGATAAAACTCTGGCATTATTAAAGAACTTCTCTGGAATCAATCAATCAATTTTATTCAAAGAAGGTAGTTCTCTTCGCACAATTTCTGTGATGAAGAATATTCTTGCCGAGGCAACTATTACAGAAGAGTTTCCTAAAGATTTTGGCATTTATGATTTGAATCAATTTCTAAACGGACTTAATCTACATCAGCAAGCTGAATTGGATTTTGAGAATAATGGTTATGTGATGATTCGTGAAGGTAAGATGCGGTCTAAGTATTTCTTTGCGGATCCCAGTGTAATTGTAACTCCTCCTGATAAAGAAATATCTCTTCCCAGTGAAGATGTTTGTTTTGAGTTGAGTACTCAGCAAATGGATAAGTTACTTAAGGCAGCAGCAATTTATCAACTTCCAGATCTTTCTGCCGTTGGTGAGGCAGGTGTGGTAAAACTACTGGTTCGTGACAAGAAGAATGATACGTCAAATGATTTTTCTATTGTGGTTGGTGAGACTGATGACACGTTTACCTTTAACTTTAAGGTAGAGAATATCAAGATTCTTCCTGGCAGTTACGAGGTGGTTGTGTCACAAAAACTTTTGTCACGATTTACGAGCACTGACCGAGATTTGAAGTATTATATTGCTCTAGAGCCTGATTCCACCTTTAACTGATGAATATCTTTGTAACTGATGTGTCCCCCAGTAAGTCTGCTCAAGTACTTCCTGATAAGCACGTCGTGAAAATGCCCCTGGAGACCTGTCAGATGGTCTCCATCATATACTCTAAGTGGTACTATGATTGGGGTACAATTAATAAAACAGACGGCACTCCTTATAGTACAGTAAAGGGTGCCTTTCGTAATCATCCCTGCACTAAATGGGCTGCAGATAATCACTACAATCTTGCCTGGTTGATTACACACGGAATACATTTATGCTTTGAGTACGAACATCGGTATCAAAAACGACACTCTTGTTTGAGTACACTAGAAGAAGCAATGGTAATCTTTCATAACAATGCTAAGATTTCTATTTCCGAGCATACTAATGTAAAAGAATTCACTCGGGCAATGCCTGATGAATATAAACTTGATGATAGTATTGATACCTTCACTGCTTATAAGATGTATATTGCATCTAAACCCTGGGTGTGCGATAATTATCTTCGCCGTCCAGAACGGAAACCTGATTGGATTTGATTATGCGTGATGAATTTCTATGGGTTGAAAAGTATCGCCCGAAGATTATTGAAGATTGTATTTTACCTGCCACAACCAAGAAGACATTTCAGAACTTTGTAAATAACGGAGAGATGCCAAATCTTCTTCTTGCTGGTCCTGCCGGTTGTGGAAAGACTACGGTAGCAAAGGCATTATGTAATGAATTGGGAGTAGATTTTTATGTCATTAATGGATCCGACGAAGGTAGATTCCTTGATACTGTCAGAAACAATGCGAAGAACTTCGCTTCTACCGTCTCACTTTCTTCAACTGCTAAACACAAAGTCATCATCATTGATGAGGCAGATAACACAACCAGCGATGTTCAACTCCTCTTACGGGCGTCTATTGAGGAATTTAGTAGCAACTGTAGATTCATCTTCACCTGTAACTACAAAAACAAAATCATTGAACCCCTTCATTCCCGTTGTGCCGTTGTGGAGTTTGGAATCAAAGGAAAAGAAAAGCCTCAACTTGCAGGAGAATTCTTCAAGCGACTTCAAACAATTCTCGTTCACGAGCAAGTAGAATTTGATGCAAAAGTCCTTGCAGAACTCATCAACAAGCACTTTCCCGATTGGAGAAGAATTCTTAACGAATGTCAAAGGTATTCGGTGGGGGGCAAAATTGACGCAGCAATTCTGGCATCTTTTTCAGACGTTTCAGTAAATGATCTAATTAAGTATCTTAAGGAGAAAAACTTTGCAGAAGTTCGTAAATGGGTTGTTTCCAATTTGGATAACGATTCTAGTGTTATTCTCCGTAGAGTCTATGATTCACTTTACGACTCTCTGGTGCCCTCCACTATTCCTGCTGCTGTACTTATTATTGCTAAGTATCAGTATCAAATTGCATTTGTAGCAGATCAGGAAATTAATCTTCTTGCAGCATTAACTGAAATTATGTGTGAGTGTAGTTTTAAATGAAAAAAATTAAGTATGTTTTTAAGGACGCATTTGCGCCACACGTTGGAACATGTACATGCGCTAACCTATTGCAAGATACATTGATAGAGGACGGTAGTGATATTAGAGTTAATTGGTATAGCATTCCTCATCCTTCTCAACGTTATCGTAAAAATAAAATATATGAGATGGATGATTTTGGAAATATTATTCTTAAAGACGCTGCAACAAAACTTCTTCAAAAAAAAGTTCATCCTAGAGAAGGAGAGGGTTTTGGATTACATTATGTTTATACTTATGATAAAATTCCAACTGATGAACAATTGAGTAATTCTTTTTTGGTATATGTTTGTTGTGAAGAAGTAGAATTTGAAGACCCCAAAGATACTTTAATAAAACTGCCTCCTGGCAAATCTAAAAATGTGCAGTGGCAGAGTAAAAATAAAGGTGGAAGTATAAGAGTAAATCCAAAAAAAGTATCTGCTACTAAATTTTTTAATAATACTTGGTATAAAAAAATTGAAGAGTCTGGATTTACTCGTTTAAATACTCCAAAAAAAGATGTTAAACCCAGTATCATTGATATACAGAAAAAAAATGATGAAGTGTGAGTTTAAATGAAATTTAATTATCAAGACCTTAAAGAGGGTAAAGTTAAAACTACTCCACAAAATGTTCAGGAATCAAATGAAAATCTTTTTCGTGCTAAGTGGAATCTTCCAGAAGCAGCAAGACATTGTGGAATGACTAATAAAGAAATGAAATTAACTTTTTTTGAATACTTGAAATATAACCAACCCAATTATGATCAACTTTGAATTATTTGATTTTTCTTCTATTTTTGGTGTAATTAAATCTACTGAAGGACTTAAACGAAATCAAACAAGACCATTACGAGCAGAAGTTCAAGAAATTGCTATTGCTAAGTATAGTGGAGGACAATTGAAATATGTTGGAGATACTGAAAATGGAAAAGATTTTATTGGTATTTTGGATAAACTAAATTATGAATCTAAAGGGATGGATGGGTTATTTCAAAAAACCGTACCTTACACTAAAGAAATTACCTTAAAGAATTTTCAGGGCAAAAATTTGGGTCTTCCAGAAAAAACCTTTGATTATATGCTTCTATGGGATACTAAAAATTATAGTGTTGGAATTTGTTCTTGGGATGCTTGTATAAAAAATGCAATTCTTAAGGATGCAAATGTTGGGTTTAGAGTTGATTGTGATGATATTACTTTTCTGGCAAAAAATGTTATTCCGGCAGAAAAGCAAGATTTTTCTATTAAACTTTATGAATTAATTGAGCAATTGGTATGAAAACTCCATTTAGTCAAAAACAACTAAAAACCTGTTTAAGGTATCCTGGCGGCAAGTCCCGTGCCTGCGCCAAGATGGACCAATACTTTCCAGATCTACGAGACTATGATGAGTTTCGTGAACCATTCCTTGGTGGTGGAAGTGTTGCAATTCACATTACAAAGAAGTATCCAAACTTGAATATTTGGGTGAATGATCTTTACGAACCTTTATATAATTTTTGGTGCCAGTTAAGATATCAACCTAATGAACTTCATGATCTACTAATGGATATTAAGGATAAGCATCCCAATCCAGATCCTGAAGAAGTTGAGAAGGAGAAAGTAAAAAAAGCAGATGATAAAGATTATAAAGGAACTCTTTTTTATCCTGCAAAAGACTTGTTTCACAAGTCAGTAGAGATTGCAAACGGAACAGAATCTAGTGCTCTGGAAAGAGCTGCTGCTTTTTATGTTGCCAATAAATGTTCTTTTTCTGGGTTGACATCATCTTCATCTTTTTCTCAACAGGCATCTATTAGTAATTTTTCTACTAGGGGAATTGGGAAACTTCCTGAATATGGAGAACTTATTGGAAATTGGAAGATTACCAATAAATCTTATGAGCAAATGTTGACTGATGATAAAAATACTTTTATCTATCTAGATCCTCCTTATGATATTAAAGATAATCTTTATGGAAAGAATGGAGAAATTCATAAGGGATTTGATCACGATAAGTTTGCCGAAGTTTGTAATAACACAAATATGAATATGATGGTGAGTTATAATTCAGACCAACTTGTAAAGGATCGTTTTTCTGGAAAAGACTGGAAAGCATATGAGTTTGACTTAACTTATACAATGCGTTCTGTTGGTGAATATATGCGCGATCAAAAACAAAGAAAAGAACTTTTGCTATTAAATTATGACTTACGAACTGAAGGACTGGTTGAATTCAATCAATCAGTCAAAGCAGAATCTGATGAATGAAGACCCCAATGCAAAAAAAGATTATGCACCTTATATAATTAATCGTTGTTTATCTGGTCATATTGATTGTATATTATTTGTTAATGAGATGAATATTCATCATTCTTTAGATAAGGATATGCAATATTCATTTTATCTAAATAGTCTAAGGAAAAGGAAAAGATATTCTCCTTGGCTCCGAAAGGATAAAGTCACAGACTTAGAATGCGTAAAAAGATACTATAATTATAGTAATGAAAAGGCATCCCAATCTCTGAAAATTTTATCAAAAGACCAAATCAACTTTATTAAACAACGACTTGATACTGGAGGAACAAAATGACTACTGCACATACAACAGTAGAACCTGAAGTTCATTGGTCACAAGACCAGATGGTTGAGGTGATTTTAAATGAACCTGATGACTTTTTAAAAGTTCGTGAGACTTTAACACGAATCGGAGTTGCATCTCGTAAAGAGAAAAAAATATACCAATCTTGCCATATTCTTCACAAGCAAGGTAGATATTATATTGTACATTTCAAAGAATTATTTGCTTTGGATGGTAAATATGCTAATCTGACTGTGAATGATGTTCAAAGACGTAATCGTATCGTTCGTCTACTTGCTGATTGGGGACTTATAACTATCGTAAATCCAGATTCTGTGACAGATATTGCTCCTCTAAATCAAATCAAAGTTCTTGCTTATAAGGATAAGGGAGATTGGATTTTGGAACAAAAATATAATATTGGTAAACGTAGTAAGGAACAGGAAACCGAATAAAAATGGGCGGGAAACAACATCCCGCTTTTTTTATGTTTGGAATATATACTAATGATGTTGCCTTTGGGGACATTATTAATTTACAGACGCTTTAAGGAGGTCTATCATGTTTGGAACAAGTTCGCTTACACTCTCAGTACCAGAAACTGCAAAGTATCTGATGGAAGTTCAGAGAAATAGTATTGGATTAGATGAGTGGTTCAAAAGGTTTGATACTGTGTATGAATCGCATACCAACTATCCACCATATAATCTAGTTAAAGAAAGTAATGTTGATTTTAGATTAGAAATTGCACTTGCCGGATACAAAAGAGATGATATTAGAGTATCTACAGAATGGAATAAACTCTTTGTGGAATCGGGAAAAGTTCGTAAATCTGAGGATGAATATCTACATCAGGGATTAGCAAAGAGAGCATTCATCCGCACATGGACTCTTTCTGATGATGTGGTCGTTGGTGATGTTTCTTTTGAAGATGGACTACTGACTGTCAAATTAAATAGAGTTATTCCAGAACACCAAAAGAGAAAGGTATATGAACTTAAATAAATAATATTGAGCTAACTATCGTTGTCGCAGGGAGGTAACTGGCAAAAACCAGTTGTGCCTCCCCTTTTTTTGTGCTACAATACTAAGAGGTATGGGAAAACTATGACTGTAAAACTTGTTTTATTGAAATCTGGAGAAGATCTAATCGCAGATATTCAAGAGATGGTTAAAGATGATTTAGTTATTGGATATTTTTTAACTAAACCTTGCATTGTTAAAATGCGAAATCCAAATGTATTGACTGAAGAAGTTGATCAAAATCAAAAAGCAGCATTTCAAGTTTCTTTGTATCCTTGGATGCCACTAAGCAAAGATAAAACAATTCCATTAACTACTGAGTGGGTTGTTACAATGGTTGAACCTGTAGAAAAACTTAAAGAAATGTATTTAGAGGATGTATTGAATTATGGAAACGAAAATGATAAAGATTTTAGTTCTTCTGAACAAGGAAATTCTAATAACTCAGATTGAAGAAGTTGGATCTGAGTTAGGTGAACCTGATTGTAAATTAATTGAGCCTTTTTTAATTACTAATGATAAAATATTAGTTCCTTGGATGATGGAATATTCATCACAGAATACCTTTATGATACATTCTGACAAAATCTTAACAATTGTTGATCCAAATAATTTATTAATGAAAAAATATGAGGATCTTATTAAATGAAATTTTATACTAATGTCCAGTTAATTGGAAATAAAGTTTTGATTCGTGGATATGAAAATGGAGAAAATTTTGAAACAAGAGAAGAATTTACTCCAACTCTTTTTGTAAAAACTAAAAAAGAAACTAAGTATAAAACATTAAGCGGAGAACCGGTTGAGGTTATTCAACCGGGAACAGTTAAAGATTGTAGGGAATTTTTTAAAAGGTATGAAGATGTTGAAGGATTTGATGTATATGGGCAAGATAGATATGTTTATCAATATATTTCAGAAAAATATCCAGAAGATGAAATTAAGTTTGATATTAGTAAAATAAAACTTATAACTCTTGATATTGAAGTTGCATCAGAAGAAGGATTCCCCGATGTTGAATCTTGTTCTGAGGAAATTCTTGCAATCTCTATTCAAAATTATAATACCAAAAGGATTATAACTTGGGGAATTAAACCTTTTGAAAATAAGCAAGAAAATGTAAAATATGTTCAATGTAACTCTGAATATGATCTTCTAAATTCTTTTATTCATTATTGGTCACAACAAACTCCAGAAGTTATTACTGGATGGAATGTTCAATTATATGATATTCCATATATTGCCAAGCGTCTCAATAGAATTCTCAATGAAAAAACAATGAAGAGACTTTCTCCTTGGGGACTTGTAACTGAGGATGAAATTTATATTAATGGACGTAAACATACAGTATTTGATATTGGTGGTGTAACGGTTTTAGATTATCTTGATCTTTATAAGAAGTTTACTTATAAAGCACAAGAATCCTATCGTTTGGATTATATTGCTGAGGTAGAACTTGGGCAAAAGAAACTAGATCACTCTGAGTTTGATACATTTAAAGAATTTTATACAAATAACTGGCAAAAGTTTATTGAGTATAACATCATTGATGTGGAACTTGTTGACCGTTTAGAAGATAAAATGAAACTCATTGAACTTGCGATTACAATGGCATTTGATGCCAAAGTAAATTTTAATGATGTTTTTTATCAGGTTCGTATGTGGGATAATATTATCTACAATTATCTCAAGAAACGTAATATTGTAATTCCACCAAAGAATAAGTCTCAAAAGAATGAAAAATATGCTGGTGCTTATGTAAAGGAACCAATTCCTGGTAAGTATGATTGGGTGGTGAACTTTGACCTTAACTCACTGTATCCTCACTTGATTATGCAGTATAATATTTCTCCTGAAACTTTGGTTGATGAACGTCATCCTACTGCAACTGTTGATAAAATTCTTAATCAAGAGATTGACTTTGATGGGTATAATGATTATGCGGTATGTGCAAATGGTGCAATGTACCGTAAGGATGTTCGTGGAATTCTTCCTGAACTTATGGAGAAAATGTACAATGAGCGAGTTATCTTTAAAAAGAAGATGATTGATGCCAAAAAATCATATGAAAAAAATAAGTCTAAGGAGTTGGAAAAAGAAATTGCCAGATGTAATAATATTCAAATGGCAAAGAAAATTTCTCTTAACTCTGCTTATGGTGCTATTGGTAACCAGTATTTCCGGTATTATAAACTAGCAAATGCCGAGGCAATCACTCTTTCTGGTCAGGTTTCTATTCGTTGGATTGAATCCAAGATGAATTCTTATATCAATAAACTTCTTAAGACTGAGGATGTAGATTATGTCATTGCTTCTGATACCGATTCCATTTATCTTAATATGGGTCCTGTGGTTGAAACTGTATTCAAGGGAAGAGAGAAAACTACTGAAAGCATTGTCTCGTTCCTTGATAAGATCTGTGAGATGGAACTTGAAAAATATATTGAGGGTTCTTACCAAGAACTGGCAACCTATGTGAATGCTTATGATCAGAAGATGCAGATGAAGCGTGAGAATATTGCTGACCGTGGAATCTGGACTGCTAAGAAGCGTTATATTCTTAATGTATGGAATAGTGAGGGTGTGGCATATACTGAACCCAAACTCAAGATGATGGGAATTGAAGCTGTTAAATCTTCAACTCCTGCTCCTTGCCGTCAGATGATTAAGGATGCTCTTAAACTAATGATGAGTGGCACTGAAGATGAAGTTATTGATTATATTGATAAGTGTCGTAATAACTTTAAGAAACTTCCTCCTGAACAAATTTCATTTCCTCGTTCTGTATCTGACACAAACAAGTATAAATCATCATCTTCAATTTATACAAAAGGAACACCCATTCACGTTCGTGGGGCGCTCCTCTTTAATCATTATATTAAAGAGGCAAAACTAACAAATAAATATTCATTAATACAAAGTGGTGAAAAGATTAAGTTTGTATATCTAAAGAAACCAAATCCAATTCACGAGAATGTGATTTCATTTATATCAGAATTTCCTAAAGAAATTAGACTTGATAAATATGTGGATTATGACCTACAATTTGAGAAAGCATTTTTAGATCCTCTCAAATCAATTCTTGATGCCATTGGATGGAACGTGGAAAAAACTGTAAACCTTGAATTATTTTTCTCTTAATGGAATTGCCAATTAATGATAAAGAACTTGAAACTATTCTTAGTGCTCTAAGACTGGGGGGTGATACTGCACTATATCAAAAACTATGGAGTTATAAGATGAATAATTTGAATAAAAATGAAAAAAAGGATGATTGATTATGGATTTTCTTAAAGATATTGTAAAAGAAATTGGCGATGACTACACAGAGTTGGCATCAGATATTGATGAGACTGAAACTTATGTGGATACGGGTTCATACATCTTTAATGCTCTTGTCAGTGGGAGTATCTTTGGTGGTGTATCTGGTAACAAGATTACTGCAATCGCAGGTGAAAGTTCTACAGGAAAGACTTTTTTTAGTTTGGCCGTCGTTAAGAATTTTCTTGATAGTAATCCTGGTGGATATTGTCTCTATTTTGATACTGAAGCAGCAATCACTAAATCACTTCTAGAAAGTCGTGGTGTTGATACGAAACGTCTTGTAGTTGTAAGAGTCGTCACAATTGAAGACTTTAGAAATAAGGCACTGAAGGCAGTTGATATATATCTTAAGGCTTCTATAGAAGAACGCAAACCTTGTATGTTTGTGTTAGATTCTCTGGGTATGCTTTCTACTGATAAAGAAATTACTGATGCCCTGAATGAAAAGCAAGTCAGAGATATGACCAAATCTCAACTTGTAAAAGGTGCATTCCGAATGCTTACGCTTAAACTTGGTCAAGCAAAAATTCCAATGATTGTAACCAATCATACATATGATGTCATCGGTGCTTATGTTCCTACAAAAGAAATGGGTGGTGGTTCTGGTCTTAAGTATGCCAGTTCTACTATCGTGTATCTCAGCAAGAAAAAAGAAAAAGATGGAACAGAAGTCATTGGAAATATTATCAAGGCAAAGGCTGCTAAGTCGCGTTTAAGTAAAGAAAATAAGGATGTTGAGATTCGTTTATTTTATGATGAGCGTGGTTTAGATAGGTATTATGGACTTCTTGAATTGGGAGAACTTGGTGGACTTTGGAAGAATGTTGCTGGACGTTATGAGATAGATGGAAAGAAACTCTACGCAAAAGAGATTCTAAAAAATCCTGAAAAATACTTCACACCTGAAGTAATGCAAGCACTTGATGAGACAGCACGAAAAGAATTTAGTTATGGATAAAGTTGAATTTTTGATTCTAAGAAATTTTTTACATAATGAACAATATACAAGAAAGGTTATTCCTTTCGTTAAACCAGAATATTTTGAAGACACGAATCAAAAAATTGTATTTCAGGAAATTTTAAATTTTGTTCAAAAGTATAATCAACTTGCTACAAAAGAAGTTCTTTGTATTGAAGTTGAGAAATCTAAAGATATTAATGAAGATAGTTTTAAACAAGTCTTACAATTAATTGAATGTCTTGATGATGTTCCTATAGAATTTGATTGGTTAGTTGATACTACCGAAAAGTGGTGTCGTGACCGTGCCATTTATTTGGCTCTAATGGAATCTATTCATATTGCTGATGGTAAAGACGAAAAGAAAAATCGTGATAGCATTCCATCAATTTTATCTGATGCCCTAGCAGTATCTTTTGATACTGCAATCGGACACGACTATCTGTTAGACTATGAAAAACGTTACGAATCTTACCATAAAAAGGAGCAAAAGATTGAATTTGACCTTGAATATTTCAACAAAATTACTAAAGGTGGTTTACCTACTAAGACTCTCAATATCGCTCTTGCTGGTACAGGTGTCGGAAAGAGTCTCTTTATGTGCCACGTTGCTAGTTCCGTCTTATTGCAAGGGCGCAACGTTCTCTACATCACTCTTGAAATGGCAGAGGAGAAAATTGCTGAGCGAATTGACGCAAATTTATTAAATGTTAATATTAAAGATATTACTGATTTGCCAAGGTCTATGTTTGAATCTAAGGTAAATAGTATTGCAAAGAAAACACAAGGAACTTTTATTATTAAAGAATATCCAACTGCTTCGGCACACTCTGGACATTTTAAGGCACTTTTGAATGAACTTGCTCTTAAGAAATCATTTAGACCTGATATTATTTTCATTGACTACCTTAATATTTGTGCTTCCTCCAGGCACAAAGCAAATGGTTCTGCAAATTCTTATTCATATATCAAGTCTATTGCTGAAGAACTTAGAGGTCTTGCAGTTGAATTTAATGTTCCAATTGTTTCTGCTACCCAGACTACTCGTAGTGGTTATGGTAACTCTGATGTTGAACTTACTGATACTTCTGAATCCTTTGGTCTCCCTGCTACTGCTGATCTTATGTTTGCCCTTATTAGCACTGAAGAGTTGGAACAACTTGGACAGATAATGGTGAAACAACTGAAGAATAGATATAATGATCCAACAATGAATAAAAGATTTGTTGTTGGTATTGATCGTGCTAAAATGCGTCTTTATGATTGTGAACAAAAAGCACAAGATGATATTATTGACAATGGAAAGGAAGAAGAGTATACTTATGAAGAAGAAAAAAAACCTAAAAAATCATTCGAGGGATTTAAATTCTAATGTCTAAAATAGATACACAAAAATATATTGAATTTGTTCGTCAAACTACAAGTAAAGAAAGCACTGATTTTGCAGCACTTTTTGCTCGTTTGACTGAATTAGAACTTGCTGATGCTGATGTTCCTCGTCTTCTTACTGCTTCATTTGGTATGAGTGCAGAGGCAGGTGAGTTTACTGAAATTGTAAAGAAAATGTTTCTTCAAGGAAAACCTTATAATGAAGATAATATAGAACATTTGAAAATTGAACTTGGTGACATTATGTGGTATGCCGCACAAGCCTGTATGGCACTTAATGTTTCTTTTGAGGAAGTTCTAGAACGTAACTATTTAAAACTCAGTAAGCGTTATCCCGAAGGTGCTTTTGATGTTTATCGCTCCGAAAATAGAGATCCTAACGATAAGTGATTTTATATATTTTTCCAGATAATGCAAAAATTATTTTATTTATAAATAAACTTAGAGTATACTATTCTAGGTAAAATGGATTCAAGAATTCTAGTAGAGTCTTTACTTGCATATCAGGCAGTATATGATGAAGAACTTCGTGATGCAATGGAAGAAAATGGATTGATTTTTGGTGAAGCAACAGCACCTGAGGTAGAACCTTATGAGCCTAGGAAGCGTAATCCTCTTCCTAAAGAAAAACCACTTTCAGGTGAAAAGGGAGATGGAAGCGGATATGGTAAACCAAGACCAGATGGTAAAGACCCATTAAAAACCAACAGTGCAGATTATAACAGATTTAAAAAAGGACTTCCCCCCAAACCTAGACCATTTGGTAGACCATTTGGTAAGTATGACCCTGATAGAATCAAACTAAATGATATTCTCAAAAAGTTACCACCAAAAGGAAAGAATCGTGAAATTGTTAGAAAAAATCTAAACAACTCTTATGACCTCTACGA